TTATTGTTACCACATCACTAAAAAATGCACCCTCACCCTCTACCACTAAAGAATGAGCGGCAGATCCAAAATTCATAGCAGGTGTTGGTTCAATGACTTCTTCAAAAGCATGAAGCTGACTTTGACTAAACCTTCTAATATTAGATGAAGATATACCAGGACCGTTGTGGTAGGTCTGATTATCTAAGTGTGGAAAGTAAAGTGCATCTCCAATCTGTTTGTGAGGATAGTCCTCTAACATATCTGGTACTTTCATGATGCCTCTCTAGATTTTTTTACTGTATCTTTAGCATCATTAATAGCATCATTCATTATTTCTGTCAGTTCATTTTCAAAACCTTCTGCTTTGTAAAATAAGCCAATACACAGTTGATGCATAAGTAAGTAAGAACCAAGTATGGGATCCATAGATCCTTTACCAGGTGCTCTCTCACAATTTTCTGCATATTTACCAAGCATATCTATAGCCAAATCAAATGCTAGTTTGTCATTTTTTTCAAAATATTTATCTGCACTCATGATGCCTCCTTAGATTTATAAAGTTCGTCAACTGCTGATTGCAGTTCTTTGATAGCAACACCACATTGCCATACAAGGTAATTGATCTTATCTTGTTCTATTTGTTTTTCTAAGTCTTCCTTAGATGGATTTGTGTAGCTGATTATCTCATCAATAATGTCAGTTACATTGATTTCTTTCTTACTCATATTTACTCCTCTATGTGTATAGTTGATATATTATAATATTTTATCTATAATGTCTACTATGCGTAACAACTTAAATACATTAAGTAACTAAAAAGGGAGAAGAAATGGGTAGAACTAACGAATTATACATGATGATGCGACTAGCATATGAACAAGCTGTAGATGATTACAACAATAAAAAAGCAGATACGGTGTTATCGGCATACAAGAAATACCATATTATTAATGTTGGTATGGGGAGTGTAGATCCTCAAGGTGAAATCTTAAACTTTTTTGACGAGGACAACAGTCAAGAGTCTATGATATGAAGGTACTGAGTTTATTTGATGGTATGTCTTGTGGTCGGATTGCTCTTGATCAGCTTGGCATACCAGTAGAAAAGTATTATGCAAGTGAGATAGATAAGTATGCTATCCAGGTTAGTCAAGCAAACTATCCAGATATTGAACAAGTAGGAGACATCTGCAACTTAGATCCTAAAGATTATCAAGATGTAGATCTGATGTTAGCGGGATCTCCTTGCCAAGGTTTTAGTTTTGCAGGTAAGCAGTTGGCCTTTGATGATCCTAGATCTGCATTGTTTTTTGAGTTCATACGATTGTTAAAAGAAATAAAGCCTAAATACTTCCTATTAGAGAATGTAAGGATGAAAAAAGAGTTCTTACAGGTTATATCTCAACAAGTATCAGAGTGTTATCCAGAGATAACATTTGGTATAGAACCCATTTTTATAAATAGTTCGCTTCTAAGTGCTCAATCAAGGCAAAGATACTACTGGACTAACATACCAGGAATACAAGAACCAGAAGATAAAGGCATAGTTTTAAGGGATATACTTGAAGATAACTATGATAGCGATAGAGACAAAAGCTATTGTATTGACGCTAATTACTCTAAAACAGGTGCAAAACCCCATCATTACAAGGATAAATACCGCAGGCAGTTGGTTAATAAGCCAATAAAAGTAGGCATGAATGTAGAAGAAGTAAAGGTTAGGAAGCATGAAGTCAACATATCTGGGCTACAACATCTATTGAGAGAGATGAAGAAAGAGTCTGGTAAGACAAACAAACAGATAGCAAAAGAAACTAATATGCCAGTCACAAAGGTAGAACATTGGTTTAGAACAGACAGCAGTTTTGCAATACCAGGCGATAACATATGGCTCAAACTTAAGGAAGTATTAGGCATTAAGACAGAAGTGTTTGATCAAGAAGTTATGGAGTTTGTCTATCGTGATGGTGTCTATGAAACCAAACAAAGAGTTTATAGTGATGAGGGTAAGTCGCCAACAATTACTGCATCTAATACAGAGCAATACATAGAAACAAAACCTAAAATGGTTGGTAAAACTGACACTCCAGGACATGACATATTAAAAAGAGTTTATAGTGAAGACGGCAAATCACCTACGATTACAGCTCATGCAGGCAAAGGAACAGTACCAAAGATAGAGACTAAGCCAAAACAAGTAGGTGTTGCAGTTGATATTAACGGACATGACATACTTAAACGAGTATATAGTCCAGAAGGTAAGTCGCCTACAGTAACAACTTGTCAAGGTGGTAATCGTGAGCCCAAGGTAGTCACTGGTGGTGCAATTCGTGGCAGAGCCTATGATAATAAAGGCAAAAGAATGGACAGAGACGGCAGTTCTGTAGCAAATAAGACAACACAGATGCTTGAATTACGTAAAGATAATAAGTCAAACGCTATTACAACAGTTGGTAAAGATAGTGTTGTAGTTGAAAACTTACCAGATAAATCACAAACAATTAAGTCACAGTATTACAAATCATCAAGAGCAAACTTTGAAAGACAAGGCACCTTTCATGCAACAGGTGTTCAATCAGAAGATCTAACTTGGAGAAAGCTTACACCTTTAGAATGTGAAAGGTTGCAGACAGTCCCAGATAATTACACGGATCATGTTAGCAATACACAAAGATACAAGATGCTTGGTAATGGTTGGACAGTAGCAGTCATTAAGCATATCTTTATGAATATGGACTATGAAAGATAAAAACATAACTGTATGGTTTAGTTGCGGAGCTGCAAGTGCCGTAGCATCAAAGGTTACGTTAGACTTATACGGGGCTAATAACAATGTTCGTATAGTAAATAATCCTATTGCAGAAGAACATCCAGATAACCAAAGATTTTTAAAAGATGTTGAAAAATGGCTAGGTGTTGATATTGAATATGCAATAAATCCAAAATTTCCAGATCAGTCATGTCAAACGGTATGGGAAAAAACACAATACATGGCAGGTAATATCGGAGCTCCATGCACACTACACTTAAAAAAAAATGCACGTTTGGTGTGGGAAATCAATAATCCAACTGATTATATTGTTTTAGGTTTTACTTCTGAGGAAGAAAAAAGAGCTGTCAGATTTAGACAAAATCAAAGAAATAATTTATTGACTGTGCTTATTGACAAAGGCATAACAAAACAAGGGTGCTTTGATATTTTGTTGAATGAAGGCATTAAACTACCTGAAATATATTCTTTTGGCTATCCTAATGCTAATTGTATAGGCTGTGTAAAGGCCACATCTCCAACTTATTGGAATTTAGTAAGAAAAACTTTCCCAGATGTTTTTGATAAAAGAGTTAAATTATCGGAAAAACTAGGTGCTAAATTGGTTCGGTATAAAGGCAAACGCATACCCCTTAAAGAACTGCCAGTAGATGCAAAAGGAAGAGATCTTAAAAATTACAATTTTGAATGCGGTATTTTTTGTATGAGAGACAATGAAAGTAACTAAGTTAGACCAGGTAAAATGCAGTATTTGTGGTGGTCATATAGCACCATTACGTAACAAAGACGGTAAAGTAGTGTGGGAGCATGGCAATCACGCCTATCCTATTAATGATGGCCGTTGTTGTGATAATTGTGAGGCAGATGTTCTTAAGGCAAGACAGATATTAGCATATAGGTAAATTATCGTGTTAAGATGCGATATGCCAAAGATTGTAGAGATCAAAGACAAAATGGGCAAGCCCTCACTCCAGGAAGTAATATCCAGATTAGATCTTATGTTTGATAACATGGTTTATAGGGGAGAAGATAAGCTCAATGTCGTTTTGGCTAGTTTAAGTTTTTGTATATCTCAATTAAGTTTAGAGTTCGGTGATAAGGAACTTTCTAAGCTGGTTGATGAGCTTTTAGCTCAATATATTGACAAATCTGCCAACAAATAGATTATTGTCTATTATTGTCATTTTGTCATGACAGCTAAAAACATGATAAGAATGCACCTTTGAGGGTTATTGTATTTTTTTCATTTTTGTCACAGGAGATTGAGAGAAACTTACTAAATAAATGAGATAATACTTGACTAGATCTATACTTCTCAAGTATCCTCACAATACACTTTAGGGTAAAGTGGGGGTAGGTATTATTAAAAACTTGCTCTTACTCTAATATGCAAAACATGGGATATAGAAAAAATAATTTAGAATATGAACCTATAATCTCTTCTGAAGAAGAAGCTCCCATAGAGTATTGCAATCTCGATAACTCCCTCAATAGACGTCAAAGAAATTTTATTTGGATCTCGGTCAACAATCCCAGGCTATCTCTAGTTGAGTGTGCCTATAAGGCAGGCTATACATCTCCACGTCAAGCAGCTAATAAACTTATGAACAAGCCCCTTATTCGTAAGGAGTATAACTATTTGATGAATGAGGCTAAGAAGAAGTATGAACTTAACTACGATCGTGCAGTCCAGGATCTGTATGATATTCGAGACAAGGCCATTGAAGCAGGTTCATTTAATGCGGCAATTTCTGCCCAGAACTCACTACTGAAAGTCGGGGGCCTAATAGTGGATCGTAAAGAAGTTATGTTCGGTAAGGTAGATCAAATGAGTCGGGAAG